CTCAGCTGGCAGAGCACCTGACTCTTAATCAGGGTGTCCAGGGTTCGAACCCCTGGTGGTCCACCATATCGCACGAGTGCGAACATTCAATGGCCTGTTCCTTAAATTGGGGCAGGTCATTGCTATAATTAAATACAATTTCAACCCTATCATCAAATATGGTAGCTTGCTTTATGAAAGTGTCGATAATGCTTGCCCTACCTTGTTTGGTGGTAGTGTTTTCTTTTGCCATTTTTGTCAAAAAGAACTCTATATGTTCCGCAGTTAATTGGATTTGATTACTTGCCATTTCGTGGTTCGCACGGCGTGTCATTTGGTCTTGTAATTCCGCCTCAGTTTTCTCGATTTGATTTTGTAACGTGTCAGATATAAACCCTTTGGCGATTGCTTTCATATAATTATCTAATTCCGATTGCAATTGTTTTATGCGATCATTGACGGCTTGTAATTCTAATTCGCTTGTACTAATCATATCTTTGTTAGCTTTAACCGCTAATTCCGCCAGTTGCTCGATGGTATTAGGTTGATTGAGTATCTCAAGGGTTTTGTTTATAACAATATCCTATACTAATTCACGTTTTAGATTTGGTGCATCGCATGAATGATGTTTCCGTCTATTGTTGCACACATAATAGTAATGCTTTTCACCGCTCCTAGAAGTTGCCGTAGAGCCTACATAATGAGCGTTACACTTTCCGCAGTATAATTTACCGCACAAATTGTAAAACTCGCTCCTAGATGCCTTTAATTTAATTCTACGGCTATTGTCTGATTGCACTTTATCAAATATTTCCTTTGTGATAATAGGTGGGATAGCATTTTCTATCACAATGTCATTCCATTTCATGATGCCGATGTATTTCTCATTGCTTAAAATGCGTCTAACCACCGCATATGAGAACTTTCCGCCTTTCTTGGATAAATACCCTTTAGAGTTTAGAAACGAGCATATAGAGGGGATAGAGTGGCCTTTTAGGTACATATCAAATATACGTTCTACTGTTTTTGCCTCACGTTTATTTATAATGAGTGAATTATCCTTTGTTTTGTCATATCCTAGAGGTGTAGGTGTGCCATTCATCTTGCCTTTTAATGCGTTATCAGTCATGCCACGTCTAACCTTTTGAGCCAATTCTGCACTGTAATATTCCGCCATACCCTCTAATACGGATTCTAGGATAATACCAGCTGGGTCGCTACTTATATTTTCCTTTGCACTTATCACCTTAACACCATTACGTTTTAGAATGGACTTATATACAGCACTATCCTCACGGCTACGGCTAAAGCGGTCCAATTGGTACACGATAACATATTCAAAGTTATGTTTCTTTGCATCATCAATCATTTGCCTAAACTCTGGGCGGTGGTCTGTGCGTGCCGATAATGCCCTGTCCGTGTAAATGTGAGTAATAATGATACCTTCACGCTCTGCATATGCCTTGCACTCTCTTATTTGTCCTTCTATTGATTCATCACGTTGTTTGTCTGATGAATATCTAGCGTATATTACTCCCTTTGATAATTCCATAGTTAATCCTCTCTAGTATAAAAGCCACCTGTGTAGGTGGCTTTTTTTATTTTACATCGTTCTAAAGCGTTCGTTTTCTTCCATTCTTCTTTTTAGTGCATCTTGTGTGCCTTTATCTACCTTGTGCAAATCGTCCATTTCTTCCTGTGTCATAGAGATGGTAGCGTTTAGAAAATCCTGTTCGTCCATCAATTCAGATGTACCATCATCATAATGTACTAATACTTTTGTACCATCTAATGCTTTAAATTCTTCATGAGATACGATATCTTTTGCCATTGCGGTAGTAGATAGTGCCAATAATGCAGTTAATAATACTAAAGTCTTTTTCATTCCCTTATCTCCCTTACTTGAAATGATGATAGAAGTTAATATCGGTTAGCGTTTCATCTTTTAGATCATACCGCCTTACCATTTCTTCTACTAAATTAACATGGCTATCCAGGTAGAAATCATCATTGATGATATGAGATAACTCATGCCGTATTTCTGCTTTCATTTTATCATGTGGCAAGTTTTTATTCACATATATATTATGTGTATCTATATCTTCCGTTTCTTCTGATATAGCCTTAACAGATGGTAAATCGCAGTAAATTATATTTACTACCAATACAACACACTCCCTAACATTATTTATTTTTAGATTTCAAAAACTCGATGTATTCCACCGCTTTTTTCAAATCATCTTTTGATATGTCTTTTGCAGCCGAGAATAGAAGTCTAGCACCTGGTCGAGTACGTAACATTTCAGCATACTCCGCCGTTTCCTTGTCTACGTAGTACCCATTTGGTACTTGCATTTGTTGAGTATCATCAATTTCATCACTTTCCCCTGTTAGATATGAAATTGATACACCAAAATACTCGGATAGCTTTTGCAATTTATCAATTTTTGGTTTTGACCTTCCTTTTCGCCAATCAGCAAGCGATGCCTGTGATATTCCTGTATCTTTTGACACTCTATAAGCCGTTAATTCCCTTTCTTTCATGATTTCGAATATGCGGTCATATGCCATTTTATCCACCTATTTATAAAAAGTTAAAAATAAAACTGTAATTATTAATTATTTTTATTGTGAGTTAATTGAATTACTAGCATATACGTAGTACTATGCAATCACAGGGTAACGCAAATACATAGTAATGTAAAAGCGTTGCATATACTAAATAAATACTTAGTAATTTGATTGTAGCAAAAAGCGAGGTGATAATCAATGAATTTGCAAAAAATCAAGCAACTTATGAAAGACCAAGACATGACAGCTTATACACTGTCAAAGAAAACTGGTATTTCACAGGCGGCGATAGGACAATGGCTAAACGGCAAAAATGGGGCAAGCGTTACAAGCCTTCAAAAGTTGGCTGATTGTTTTAATGTACCAATTGGCGAACTCATCAAAGAGGAGTGAGAAAGTGAGGTTATTTATAGAAGAGATTTATAAATTTTACGAAAACCCTAAAAATCTAGCCGAGTTTGAAAAATGGAAAGAGGCTAAAGCATCTAAAGGAAAGGATATGGGAAATGATGAAATTGATTTGGATATTGAGAGTGGTAGCGTGCCTAATGGTTATAGGTACGATAGGGTCAATTGAAATTAATCGAATTGATTTTTACACAGCAATTCTTCAAATCTTGCTTGGCTTTGTACTTTTAATTTTAAGCAACTATTGGGCAAGGGAAGTTAGATTTTATGAAAGAAAAAAAGTCCGCTAATCATGGCGTAGGAAACCATAGCGGACTTGGTAGAGTAATCTGCAAAATACTCTACCTGTATTGTAACAGAAACAGGAGAAAAAACAATGAAAAACATGAACAAAGCAGTATTAGTATTAGGTATTTCAGCATTAGCAGTAAACGTAGCAAGTGCAAATAATAACACATTGGGCGGTACAGACAACACAATCACCGCATCATCTCATAGCAGTGCAGTATTCGGCTATCAAAATACGATTGACGCCAATAATGCGATTGCATTCGGTGAAAATAATGTGGCGAGTGGCACTAACTCTTTTGTCGGTGGCAATAATAGCAAAGCGACTGGCCGTAATTCACTTGCATATGGTAGCCATGCAGAAGCGTTGGTTGAATACACATATGCGATTGGGTCGCAAGCTAGAACTTCCGCATATGATACTGTGGCAATCGGTAATGGTGCATATGTAAGTGGTACATCTAGCGTTGCTATTGGCCGTACAAACAATATCACTGGTGAAAATACAGTGGTTGTAGGTGCTAACAACAAAGATATTAAGGGTAATCAATCAACTGTTATTGGTTACAATAACAAAATGGCTGACGATATGGAACAAACTATCATCGGTGCTAATTCTGAAACAAATGGACAAGGTGCCATGGCAATCGGTACACATACGCAAGCAACTGCAATTGATGCGGTGGCAGTAGGTAATAATATCATCGCTGATAAACAAAATTCCGTGGCAATCGGTACTAACTCTGTTACCGATGATGCGGTAGGTGTAGATGGCATCACAATTAATGGTACTCGCCACGTATTCGCTGGAGAACAACCATCTAGTGTTGTGTCCTTTGGTTCTCGTGAACGTGCTGGTGCTGGCGGTGTTAAATATTACAATAGACAACTTCAAAATGTATCCGCTGGTCGCATTGAGGCGGATAGCCTGGATGCTATCAATGGTAGCCAACTATATGCGGTAGTTGATGAAGTAGAAACAAATGCTACTAATATCAATAAAAATGCACAAGCAATTGCAACAAATAAACAAAACATTAAAGATGTGGCTATTGGCTTAAATATGTTAGGTGATGCGGTGAATGATCATGAACAGCAACTCACTAATCATGAAACACGTATTACAGACCTCGAACATCGTACATACAACTTAACACAAGACATCAATAACAAAGTAAATAACCTAGGCCAACGCATGAATAAATTAGGGGCAAGCTCCGCAGCGTTAAGCGGTTTACACCCATTAGACTTTAACCGCAACGATAAAGCATCTTATGCGGTTAGCTATGGACATTACCGCAACGCTAACGCAGTAGCATTGGGAGCGTTCTATCGTCCTAATGAACGTGTAATGATTGGTGCTGGTATGACATTAGGCGGTGAAAATCAATACACATTAAACGTAGCCTTCAAAACTGGTAAAGGTAGCGAATACTTACAACAAGCTAAAACAGATAAAGGTGAAATTACTCAACTAAAAACACTTGTAGACCAATTAATGAAAGAAGTAGCGGAATTGAAAGGTGATAAATAATGGCTAGTATCTACGAATTAAGCCGTGATTATCAAGAATTATCCTTGATGATTGAAACGGCAGAAACAGAAGAAGAATTACAAGCGATTAATGACACATTAGATGCCATTAGTGATGAACTCGATGTAAAGCTTGAAAATTCAGCTAAGTTTATCAAAAACCTTGATGCAGATATTGATGGACTTGATAAAGAAATCAAACGCTTAACACTTATCAAGAAACGTAAAGCAGCATTGATTGAACGATTAAAACTCAATTGTGATAACGCTATGAAGTTGAACAATGAAACCACAAAGAAAGCTGGTACATTTACATTCAGTTATCGCAAATCAGAAAAAACGATCGTTGATGATGTAAATAAGTTGCCAGATGAATTGAAAAAGGTTGAATACAAGCCGATGGCAGCAGAAATCAAGAAATACATCAAAGAACATGGTTCGGTAGATGGTGCAAGAATTGAAGTTTGCATGAATTTACAAATTAAGTAGGTGTGAATAATGAAGTTTAGAGAATTAAAAGCAAGTGAAATAGATTGCAGAATACAGTCTATAGGGCAAAACAAAACAAAAGCGATTGGAGCAACAATTCTTTTATACAAAGATGCACGTGTTGATATGAATATCCTTGATGAAACTGTAGGTGCTATGAATTGGCAACGTGGACATTCTGTTATCGATGGTAATTTGTATTGTACGATTTCAATTTGGGATGAAACAAAAGAGCAATGGGTTACTAAAAGTGATGTAGGCACAGAAAGTAACACAGAGAAAGAAAAAGGACAAGCATCTGATAGTTTTAAAAGAGCAGGTTTTAATTGGGGTATTGGTAGGGAACTATACACCGCACCATTTGTATATATAACATTACAAGATGGCGAATGGTACGAGGGCCGAGATGGTAAACCTAAATCAAACGCTAAATTCAAAGTAAAAGACATTGCATATGACGAAAACAGAAATATTGTGAAATTGGTTATTGTAGATAGCAGAGGGAAAGTGCGTTATACATTTGGTGAAAATACACCAAACCAAACACAAGAAACAGTGTACAACTGGCAAACGCTAAAAGCTAGAGCCACACAAGGCGGTATTAGTGAAGATGACTTAGTCCATTATGTAACAGAAACATTCAAAGTAAGCAAGCCGTCAGAACTAAAACAAGAGCATTACCAACAAGCATTTAATTGGGTAAACGCTCAAAGGTACGCTAAGCGATGAAGTGGACAACAAATAACATTGAACTGTTACGCTCACCACTGGGCGTAATGGTTGTAATACCAGCCACTCATGACAATGAACTAACGAAATTAGACAAAGAAAAAGAATATGTGATTGAGATTAAAAAGCAGTCTAAATCACGCAGCATGAATGCTAATGCATACTGCTGGATTCTATGTCAAAAGTTATCACTTGAATTAAGCAAAAACGGATACATCTCGAAAGAAGATGTGTATCGGAAAGCTATTAAAGAATGTGGTCATTTTACATACGTTCCTGTAAGGAAAGATGCAATAGAACGTTACATACAAATATGGCGAGGCCATGGACTTGGCTGGATAGCCGAAGATGCTGGCGAATGTCAAAACCTAAAAGGTTATCACAATGTAATGTGCTATCACGGCTCCTCAGTATATAACCAGCAAGAAATGGCGAGGCTAATTGATTGTTTAACCGATGAATGTAATCAACTGGGTATCCATTTAGAACCTAGCGAATACATTCAATCGCTCATAGAGGGGTGGGGAGATGAACAACAGAAAGAAAAGAGATAACAAATTATATGCAGTAACACGAAAACAAGCATATGAACGTGATAACGGCTTATGTGTGATATGCGGGAGCGTGGCTACTCAATGCCATCACATAGTATTTAGATCACAAGGCGGATTAAGTGATTTAAAAAATCTTGCTTGCTTGTGTACGGATTGCCACTATCAAGCACATGGCGTGTTTGCAAAAGAGATAAGAAGAAACCTATTGAAGGAAGTAGAAAAGAGGACTGACGAATATGAAAGAAATCAAAGTTATTAAAGCCTGGTGTAATAGTCAAATTGAGTATTACCAACAATGGGAAAGCGAAAAAGAATACAACGATGCAACAAATGAACTTAGATTGTTGCATACTTTGTCAAAAATGCTAGATAGTGCTATTGAAGAAAATCAAAAACCAGCTAACTCGATTGTGTTCCATGGTAGCGATATCAAATATGGAAATGCAGATAGCGAGGATAGAGATAGATAATGGCAGAACGTAGAATGATGGCTAAATCTGTAATTGATACGGATGCATTTTTAGATATGCCAGCAAGCACTCAAAGCCTTTATTTTCATATGCTGTTAAGGGCAGATGATGATGGATTCATTGCAAGTCCTAAAGGGATATTGAGAATAATCGGTGCTAGTGATGATGATTTAAAACTTTTACTAGCAAAACAATACCTTTTTAGGTTTGAAAGTGGTGTTGTTGTAATCAAAGATTGGAAGATACATAACTACATTCAGAGTGATCGCTACAAGCCGAGTTTACAGCCAGAGCGTGAGTTGCTGACTATCACTGCTAATAAGGAATACACACTGACTAACAGTGATGTATCCAATATGGATACAGAATGTATACAAAATGTATCCATAGGTAAGGTTAGGTTAGGTAAGGTTAGGTTAGGTAAGAATAATATGTCGAGTAAACTCGACTGCACGGACGAAATTATCCGACACCTTAACATGCGTGCTGGTACTAAATATAAAAGTAATACCGCTAAAACAAAGCAATTAATCAATGCGAGATTGAATGAAGGCTTTACACTTGAAGATTTTAAAATAGTCATTGATAAAAAGTGCGTTGAATGGTGTGGTACTGAATTTGAAAAATTCCTAAGACCTAATACGCTATTCGGAACTAAGTTTGAATCATATCTAAATCAGAATGTTGTTAAGCCAAAGAGCAAAAAGGGCGATGCAATTGATGCGGTTAAAGATTTATACATGAAATATGGTGGTGATAATGGTGAACAAGAAACAACAGATAGTGAAGATACTATCGACATTACAGCTAGCGTACAGTACTGATTTATCAATAGAACGATTAGAAATGTATGTTGAAATGTTGGCGGATATCAATCCAATTACATTAGAACAAGCGATAAAAAATATAGTTAAGACAAGAAAATTCTTACCTACTATAGCAGAAATCAGAGAAGAGTGTTCCGCATTAAGTGCATATGTGAATATGCATGATGAAGTAGAAACCGCACAAACTGCATGGGAGAAAGTAATAAAAACAGTAAGTGCTTATGGATATGACAACGGAAAGGAGCATTTAGAGGGAATAACCTTAACGGCTGCAAGGGCGATATGGTCGTCCTTTGACCCTAGAATGGGCCATGAATATAACGAGGCAAGTTGCAGATCACAATTTATTAGAAACTATGAACAACTGGTAGAACGTGAGAAACACCGCCAACGTATGGCAAATTCAATAAAGGATAATCACATACTATTGAAAGCGCGAGAAAAGGCGGAACATGATAAAGCCTTGATAAGTGCTGGTCAAAAGCAAATTGAAATGACACGCACAGGCAACTTGGTAGAAGTAGCCAAAGAACCAGTAGATGTAACAGAAATAATCAACAAAAGCAAAATATCTGATAAAGGGAAAGCGTTGTTAAAACAGGCAATAGGTGGATAAATGAAAGAAAGCGTAAAAGAGTTTGATGTAAGCGTGAATGTAAATTTCAATGTTAGCTTTCAAGTGCTGGCGAATAATGAGGCACAAGCACTAACTAAAATCGAAAACTTGCTTGAGATTATGAGAAACGAGGCAACAGTCGATTGCCATATTCATCCTAGCTACGATGTGTACGTGGATGAAGTCGAAGCAAGACTAAATCATCTTAGTTACTGAAAATCGATTTAAAAGCCCTGTAAGGCGAGTTAATATTTTGAACGATAAATCATAAGGGCGAAATAGTAGATACACCATAACAAGGCGGTGTGGTACGTAGAATTAGAAAATAGGAGTTGAATATATGAACCAAGTACAACTGTTAGGGAATTTAGCACGTGATGCTGAATTGAGATTTACACAAAGCGGGAAAGCCGTGGCAACTTTCACAGTAGCTGCAACCAATACATACATTGACAGCACAACCAATGAAACAAAAGAACAGACTGCTTTCATCAATTGCGTAGCATGGGGCAAAACAGGGGAAGCGGTTGGGAACTGCAAAAAAGGAGAGCGATTACTTGTAAATGGCCGTATTCAAACACGTTCCTATGAGGACAGCAACGGACAAAAGAAATATGTAATCGAGGTAGTTGCGGATTTCGTAGGACGAAAATTAGAGGGCGAATTTGATAGTGGTAGTAACTTTGATAGTTTTGATACCACAAATCAAAATATTCCATTTTAAGAGATGAGAAATGAAAGGAAGTAACAATGCTAGTCAAAAACGAGAATGAATGGTGCTGGGTAATCGATGGACATATAGGGTATCCAGAAAAAAGCATAGAAGATTGTGTGAATGATTTTGCTAAAACGTATCCAGAAGAAGAAGTACCAAAGATTAGAGTTGGTAATCCTTATTATTATGTTCCTAGTGTTGATGCTGAACGAGTTATTGAAGATATTGTAAATAGTGATCTTGACGATGAAATAGCGGAATATTCGGAAGATTATTTGCTTGATGTAAAGAAAGAACATATGCAGGAATTGGAAAAGGAATTAACAAATGTATTTCGTGAATGGGAAATACGACATGGATATGATAATAGAGAATTTGTAATCTGTGAAACCATTAATCCTTTTGAAACAGGAAGTGATAAATGAAAGCACCATGTAAGGGGTGCGAATACAGAGAAGTAGGTTGTCATGGTAAATGCACCGCATACCAATCGTATAAGCAGGAAAAGAAACAACAATTTGATAATGCAGTAATGAGAAATGACATTACAGCATACATAGGGGATAACGTGATGAGAATAAGAAAGTGCAATCGTAATAAGAAATACGGATGCACAGTAAATGACTAGAGGTTAGGAGATAAATATGTACGAATTACAAGAAAAAGCAATCAATGCAGCAAGAACAGTTTTATTAAACGAGTTATGTTGCAGTGCTGATAGACTAGAACCTAGTGATATGTATGTAGTATGGTTCTGCAAAACGTTACAAAACTGGAAAGCATTGGTAAGCGGTGTATATATCAAAAAGTATGTCGAAGTTACATATAACGGAGATAATGGAGAGATGTATGTTGATGTGTACAAGAAAATGTGTAATCGATGCTTAAAAGATGGCGGTGATGAAGATTGTTAACAGACAAGAAGAAAAAGAAAGTAAATAGTAAACGAAAAGGTGCAGATGGAGAACGTGAATTTGCCAATCTATGCAAGGAACATGGATTTGATGTGAGACGAACGCAACAGTATTGTGGAAATACAGGTGATGCCAGCGATTGTGTTGGACTACCTAATATCCACATTGAGGTAAAGCGTGTACAAGCATTAAATATCGACAAAGCAATGGCACAAGCAATTCACGATAGCGAACATAAAAATGTGATGCCAATCGTGGCACATAGAAAGAATAATGCTGAATGGTTAATCACCATGAGGGCGGATGATTGGTTTGAGATGTATAAGAAAGGCGGGTTTAGTGATGGCTGTTAATACAGCGACATATGGTATTCCCCATAATTGCAAAAACTGGCTAGCATTAGCATCTGTAGTATGGGGAGACATAGATATAAGCGAAGCAATACATATTGTTACTGACAGAGGTAGGGGATTACCTACCAAAAGAAGCATACAAGATGAATTTGCATTGACTGATAAGGTTATCGAGCTTTGTAAGCAAGGGATGACAAATCGGCAAATCATGGCCAAATTAAATATATCGAGAAATCGAGTTGTTAGAGCGAAGAATTGGGGAGAATGGAATAGTGTTAGTAAAACGAATGAATGAATATGTTGAGTTGCCTACACGAGGCAGTAAATGGAGTGCTGGTTTAGATCTGTATTGTCCATTCGATATTACAGTACCAGCAGATACACAGAAAAAAATACAGCTAGGAATAGCGGTACAGATACCTGACTTTCATGTTGGTTTATTGGTTCCTCGTAGTAGCATGCACAAGACACCGCTACGTATGGCAAATAGCATGGGAGTAATTGATAGCGACTATACAGGCGAAATATGTGCAGTGTATGACAATGTATCGTGCAAGAATTACACGATTAAGCGTGGCGAACGTATAGCACAGTTGTTAATTGTTCCAATATTATTGCCTGACGTTGAAGAAACAGACCGATTGTACGAAACAGAAAGAGGTAGTAATGGGTTCGGTAGTACAGGAAAGTAGACAGTAAATAGACAGAAAAGATAGTAGAAAGACAGATATAGGCGGTGAAATATCCGCCTTATCATAAGAGGTAACTATGATGGATTTTGAACTATTATCAAGTGCGTTAACAATAGTGCATGGTAACGATATATATAAGCCTGTTATTAAAAGTAGCCCAGAGGGTATTTTTTCGGAATATTGTATAGGTGGTGTAAAAATTGCAATAATGATGAGCATGTTCGATTTGAGAAAAGGATGGATGTCATTAGAAGAATATACAAGACTGGTACGAAGAAATGCACTCTTTGAGTATATGGAATTCGTTGAAAGTAAGCGTAAAGAAGAATGGAATGATGCGTTAAATCGATGGAAAGAAACACAAGGTGATAACAAATGTTAGGCTATAGCGGATACACAGAACATTCTGATTATTACATAGCGCCACATGATACATGGGAAAGTGCATTTGAATTTCTAAAGCAACTGGCTTGTGAAAGTGAAGATGATGAATTTTGCATCGGTGAAATGCAAGATGATTTACAAGACAACGGAATGTTTATAAAAAACGTGAAGTGGTACAAATGGAATGAAGATAAAGGAGAGTGGGTAGAGTATGATTAAGCGTTATAAAAAGAAACCAATTGTGATTGAAGCAATACAGTATACGCGAAAAAATACGGAAGAGTGTGTGAAATTTTGCGGAAAAGACTTTATATGTTTCAATGATAACGAAATTCTCATTAAAACATTAGAGGAGCAATATAAAGCGTTGTTAGGTGATTATATCATCAAAGGTATTAAAGGTGAGGTTTATCCATGTAAGCCTGAAATATTTGAAATGACATATGAAGAGGTATAACTATGAACGATAAACAATTTACAGATGAACTGTTTAAACGCATGTATGATCTAGGGTATCGAAAAGCCGAAATTGAAAGTGGTGTATTGTTCTTTTTTAACGGTAAAAGGGAGCTTTTAAACTATTTCTTGCCACGTGTGATGGTGGCTAGTACATGTTTTGAGGGAAAAAATCAGTTGATTGACATTGCTGAATATCTAGGTATTGTTGATTGGTCAAAAATAGAAGTTGATACACCGATTTTTGTAAGGAATAGAATTGAAGATATGTGGAAATGTAGATATTTTGCCAAATATGAAGATGGAAAAGTGTATACGTGGTGTGGTGGAAGAACATCTTGGAGTAATGTAATATCTTATGAACCTGTTAATTGGGAGTATGCGGAACTAGCGTTTAAAGAGTGAGGTGATGTACTTGCTGGAACATTCATTAGTTGTTGGTTTTGCGTTATTGGTAGCACCAATAATGACTGTTGTTTATACATTAACAGATTACAAATTAGAGTTAAATGAAAATTGTATGGTTTTAATGATTGCACAGTTTATTGTTGGGTTAGCTATAACTTTAATAGGTTTTGGTGCGTGGTTAAAGGGGTGAGCGTTTGAACGAACTAGATGAAAAGCAACTAATAGAAAAGGCGGTTGAGTACCTACAACCTGTTAAGTTAATTGATGTACAGATTGCATCTATCAAGGAAGAAATCAATCAGCTAAGAGCGAACCTTACATCCATAGGTGCTATTGATTACTCAAAAGACCGAGTAACAGGCGGTGGAACTCCGCAAGGGTTAGAGGGTAGCGTAGCTAGATTTCTTGATACAGTCGCAGAACGTGATAAGCGTATTGATGAGTTATCAAAGTTAAAATGCGATGCGATCACATTGATTGATAGCCTAGATGAAAAACTAGGAGCGGTCATTCTAAGATATGAGTACATATTGAATACCACAACGGAAGATGCTTACAAAATGATTGGAAATTACTCAACTAAACAGGCAAAACGATATAAGCAACGAGCATTGATTGAATGTGGCGAAAAGTTGTCCGCAAATGTCCTCAAAAGTCCGCAAATGTCCGTATAAGTCCAAGTCAACATATAGTAGAATATAAGGTGTAAGAGTTGCCAATGAGCAATTCTAAAAACTAAATAGCAATTGAGGTGCGGTTTTATATTTTGTATTTGAAAATCAACGAGTATTGTTTCTAAGTCATTACAATCTATATTATTTTCTAACTGCACCGCACCTTTATATTGCATTTTGTAAACTAATACCGCACATATAATACTTTCCAATTATGCAATAACAACCAACCATACGTTTCATGAGATAAAACCTTTAGGCGAAAAAATGTTACATACTACAAACAACTGGCGGTATTAGTTTAGAGAGTGCAATTGCATATTGAAAACTAAAGCTATATATGTTCCGTTGGGAACCGAGTATTGTGCAAGAGTTAAACAGAGTGAGCTAACCATGATTACAATTCATATGCTCGTGTTGGTGAATAGCCAACTATATAACTTTGGTTTTGAGTATGCAATGATTGCTGAAAAGTGAATATCGCATTTTGTTTTGGTTAAATACCAGAACATGTGCATGCGTTTTGACTATGTGTTGGAACGTATGTAAGCGTTGACTGTGCGATGTTCAGTTTTGAATAATCATTACACTACAAATGAATAAAACTATCACATAATGAGGTATATCCACGGCGATATATCTCATTTTTTGTATAAAACTAACAAAAGAGGGGAATATGACACAGGTACATTGCGATAAAAAGCATTGCTTAAACAACGATAAATACGGAATATGCACTGCTGATGCAATCGAATATAACGGCTTGTGTCAGACGTACATAACAGCTAAACATTCTTGTAAGCCACATTGCGGAATATGTCGCAAGGATAAAGGAAAGTTAAAACGGAAAGGCGGTGAGGTTCTTAAATAATGGAAATTGTAACAAAAAGCATACATGAACTAATTCCATATGAGAAGAACGCACGCAAGAATGATAAAGCCGTTCCGTTAGTTGCAAAATCGATAGAACAATTTGGGTTTAAAGTACCAATTGTCATTGATAAAAACAATGTGATTGTGTGTGGTCATACAAGATATAAGGCAGCACAAGCATTAGGCATTGAAGAAGTACCTTGTATTATTGCTGATGATCTAACTGACCAACAAATCAAAGCGTACAGACTGGCGGATAACAAAGTATCCGAGATATCTAAATGGGATAAAGGCATTTTGTCATTAGAGATGAATGAAATATTTGATTTCGATATGTCGGACTTTGGATTTGAAATTGCTGACCCAGTAGATACAGTTGAAATAGAACTACCGCAAAAGGAAAATGAGCGTGAGCGGACGGCTAATGCATATAACTTGTATGATTTTGATGAAAACAGATGCACAGGAATATATGATATACCTACACTAGGCAAGGTGATACACACACCGAAGTCATTAATGGGGTTCAATTATTGTAAAAGCACACCGCCACAGGATGGCGTAGGGGTTCATTTCTTCCTTGATGATTATCAATTTGAAAGAGTGTGGAACAGTCCAGAATATTACTGTACCATGCTTGCTGATTATGATTGCGTATTAACGCCTGACTTTAGCTTGTATATTAACATGCCAATAGCAATGATGATATGGAATACATATAGAAGTCGCTTAATCGGTCAGATGATGCAGGACTATGGCTGTACTGTTATCCCTACTGTGTCATGGGCTGGTGCTGATAGCTATGATTTCGCATTTGATGGATTACCAACAGGCGGAACAATAGCGGTATCAACTATAGGCGTTAAAAGAAACAAAGATGCATTTGATATATGGGTACAAGGTATGGACGAATGCATGAAAGTTGTTAAACCGCATAACGTAATCGTATATGGCGGTTATATAGGGTATACATTCAATTGCGATGTAACGTACATAAGCAATGCAGTAACTGACAAGATGAAAGGGTGAGTACATGGGCGGTAGAGGTGCTGGATATTCGCTAACAGGTAGCGGAGAAGAAAGCAAAGGCACAAAGAAAAGCAAGGCAAAACTTGCAGCGTTGCAAGCTGAATTTGATTCTAGGCTTAATGAACATGTAAATAACATGAGAGCAAGACAAGGGCAAGTATGGCACATTGAAAAAGCTAGAGGCCGTGCAGAAAAAAATAGGGCAGATAGAGAAAATGCTAGTTTAAAGAGCTTGCAACAGAAGATAGAAAAACAAAAGCAAGTGATTGAACGCCAAATACAACGTGATAATGCTAGAGGAAGTCTATTTGACTATAAAGGCAATTTGAATATCACTACACGAAATATTAAATCAGTAAAAGCGTTCTTGAGAGATTTAGATAGTGGCAAAGTAACCGTAAGGAGAACAAAAGCAACTATTAAATCGTGGAAAAATAAAGTTGCCAATTTAGAAAGCACTATGAAGAGTGCGAAAAAGGTAAAAATCTCTAAATCTGCTCAAAGTTTAATTGATAGCGGCAAGGTTAAACAATGGGCAAAAAAGCCGAATACATATTTTATAAACGGTTTAAAGAAAACGGCGTTAGAGTTGCAATCTGATGGAACGTTTAAAGTTAGTCCACGATACTCTGGGCCTGCAACTTCTGAATATAGGGCTAAGATAGATCACTTTATAAAAACAGGTAATTTATAACCATAAACCACGGATATAGCACGAAAGGGGGTGAGCCAAGTAGCTATCAATAAACAAAACCTAAGAGATATAGGCAAGTTACCAAGAGAAGAACGTCAACGGCTTGGTTCACTCGGTGGCATTGCTAGTGGTAAGGCGAAAAGAGCCAAGAGAACATGGCGAGAGATAACCAATACATTACTTGACACTCCATTAAAAGATGGCCAAGTAGACGAGAAAATAAAAAGCCTTGCAAGTGCTAAGGGGTTAAATATAACCGCACAGACGGCTATTGTACTAAAACAAGTAGTAAATGCAATCAATGGGGATAATAAGGCGGCCGAATTCGTATTGAATGTATCTGGTGGACTTACAGAGAATGACGAGCCAACACAGGATACATTTAAGCGTGTTGATTTAACGGAAGTTATCATTCCGCATTATGACGTGGTAAGTGCTGATATTAAACGGCATAGACACACGCATTATTGGTTAACTGGTGGACGTGGTAGTACTAAATCGTCATTTGTTGGCATTGAAGTAGTAGACACCTTGATGAACAACAAAGACTGTCATGCGGTTGTCTTGCGTAAGGTAGGGCAGACACTTAAAAACTCCGTATACGCTCAAATAGAATGGTGTATCGAGAAGTTGGGTGTATCTGATAGGTTTACTTTCAAGAAATCACCGCTAGAGATTATCTATAATCCAACAGGGCAACGAATATTATTCCTGGGTGTTGATGATCCGCAAAAAGTAAAGTCAATTAAATTACCATTTGGGTATGTCGGTATAGTATGGTTCGAAGAATTAGACCAATTTGCTGGCATGAATGAAATACGAAATATAAACCAGTCCTTATTGCGTGGTGGTGATAAGTACTGGTGTTTTTATTCGTTTAATCCACCTAAAAGCCGTGATAATTGGGTAAACGTAGAACAATTAACAGATGATGCAGATAGGATGGTAATCAAAAGTGATTACACTATGGTTCCTGTGGAATGGTTAGGGCAACAATTTATTAACGAGGCGGAAAAGCTAAAAGAGGCACGGCCTGACCTATATGCACACGAATATATGGGCGAAGTAACAGGCACAGGCGGCGATGTATTCCCTAACGTTGAAGAATTAGACATTACAGATGAAATTATAGATACATTTGATAATGTATTCCATGGCATTGACTTTGGTTTTGCGACAGACCCATTTGTATATATAAAAATGAACTACGATGAAAAGCACGATACTATTTATATTTACGATGAAGTATACGGCACGAAATTAACCAATAAGAAAGCTGTGAACCTCATCAAGGATAAAATAGGCGATAGGCCTGTATATTGTGATAGTGCTGAACCTAAATCTATAGCAGAATTCACAGAATTAGGTATAAAAGCCTATCCAGTACGCAAGGGGCCAGATAGCCGTGATTTTAGTATTAAGTGGCTATCAGATAGGGCGAAGATTTACATTAATAAAAAGCGTTGCCCTAATGCATATCGTGAGTTTATGTCTTACGAATTCGCACAAGACAAAGATGGTAATTTTATTTCTAGCTATCCAAAACATAATGACCATACCATTGATGCGGTGCGTTATGGCTTACGTGAAATCATGGATGGTGCAAGATTTAGCTGGTAAGGGGGTACAATGCTAACAACTAATGAAATGTGGCAAGCAATCATAGAGGGGAATAGTGGCATCTCCGAACGTGAATTCTTGCAAAGTGAAATACGAAAATTCTTAAGCAGCAAAGATAGAAAAGACATGCTAACAGGTAGGCGATACTACAAAGGAGAGCATGATGTTTTAAATAAAAAGCGGACTACCATCATTGAAAATGGCAAGTTGATGGAACTCGAAAACCTACCGAATAATAAAATCGTTGATAATAAAATCGATGATTTGGTAGACCAAAAAGTAAATTACATGTTAGGTAAACCACTTGAAATTAAAACGGAAGATGACCGCATCACTGATATATTCAATCGTAAATTCCAACGAACACTATTAAACGTATGCAGTGATTCGCAAATAGCTGGTAAAGGGTACTTGTATCCATACATTGATGCAAATGGCGATATTGCTTTTAAGCGGTTAAAACCTGAAAACATTCTTCCGTTTTGGAGGGATGATGATCATACACAGTTAGATGCATTTGTGTATATGTACGATATGGAAGTGTATGCTCCGCTAGGTGCTAATCAGACAGTAACCTTTGTAGAGTTTTACACAAAAGACAAAGTAAAGTATTACATCTACCAAAATCAAAACTTGTATATCAATCAAGAGAAAGATGAGCAACGCTATATTAACGCTGGTAACGTGTTCTATGATTGGGGGCAGGTGCCTTTAATCTGTTTTAAGGGTAATCATACAGAACAACCTATTATCAATCGTGTTAAGTGCTTACAAGATGCATTAAATGATATGTATTCGATGTTAGCAGATAACATGATGGAAGATAGTCGAAATACCATTCTGATATTGAAGAACTATGACGGCACAGACCTAGCAGATTTTAGACAAAAGCTAGCACAATATGGAGCTGTCAAGATTAATACTGTAAATGGTGATGGTGGTGTTGAGGCTTTACATATTGAAGTAAACACGGCTAACTATCAATTTATTATCCATGCATTGAAAACGGCAATTATAGAAAATGGCCGTGGATTTGATGCGAAAGATGATAGAATGGCTAATAATCCTAATCAGATGAACATCATGAGCATGTATTCTGATATTGATTTAGACAGTAACCAACTTGAAGTAGAATTTCAGGCATCATTTGAAAAGATGCTAGAGTTTATCGGACAGTACTATAACATTCTTGGTAGTAATGCACTTGATGATGTGGAATTCATATTTAATAAACTCACTCCAGTCAATGAAAGCGAAATTATCAATAATTGCCGTAATAGTGTAGGTATCATCTCCAACGAAACAATCGTATCTAATCACCCATGGACATTAGACACTAACGAGGAATTAGAACGTTTGAAGAAAGAACAGGCTGAATTGATGCCTGACTTTGTAATTCCTAATGGCGGTGAGGAACATGGCGAATGATTATTGGCAAAAGCGGTATGAACGTATCCTAGACGAATCATTTCAAAAAGCAACGCTAACAGATAACGAAATCAAAGAGCAGTATGCACGAGCATTAAGGCGAATGGAAAAGGCTATTAATGATTGGTATCGTAGATTTGCCAACGAAAACGGTATTACATTACAAGAGGCACGAAAGCTACTTGATAAGTACGAAATGAAAGCCTTTAAACTGGACTTGAAAGAGTTTGAACGCGAGGCGAAACAACTCGGAATGTCTAAAGAACATCAACAAATGCTATCTAATGCATCGATACGTGAGCGGTTAAGCCGTGAGCAGATGCTATATATCAATATGGTGCATGAAATAGAAGTCATGGCCCATAGTCAAAATGTATCTGTTAAGAATATGCTTGATGATGTGTATAGATCATCAGTATATAAGAGTGCATATACCGCACAAACACAACGAGGTACATACTCGATGATTAATAGTATTGATGGCAAGCGTGTTGATGGCGTTGTAAATAGCCAATGGGCAAATGATGGGCAAGATTTCAGCAGCCGCATATGGAATGATAAGGTTAAGCTAGTAGCTAACCTGCAGAATGATTTCACGCAAGCATTGATGATAGGTCAAGGTGCTGACACCATGGCGGATAATCTAAGCAAGCGAATGAAAACATCGTATAGTAACGCTAAAAGGCTAGTAGAAACAGAAACAGCACGAGTACATGAACAGGGTTTTCTTGATAGCATGGCAGAACTCGATGTGGATAAATTGGAGATACTAGCCACGCTAGATAGTCATACATCGCCTATTTGTAGACGCATGGATAGAAAGATTGTTAGGCGTGTGGATGCTAAACCTGGCGTTACTGTTCCGCCATTCCATTGCTATTGCCGTTCTACCACTATCCCATATATAGAAGGGTTAGAGGGTGAAACACGAACAGGCAGAAATAAAGATGATAAAAGCATCGATGTTGATGGTGCTATCACCTATGAAGAATGGGAAAAACAATATATTAGTTAATAAGCAGCTTAACGGCTGCTTTTTTAATTGCCGTTTTAGTATTGTTAGGCGTAAAACAACAAGACCGTAATTGTGAGGTGTGGCTCACGATAATAAAGCGAAATGGGTATTTGTATAAGGGGGTCAATATGACTAAAGACGAATTAATGAAGTTAGGTTTGAGTGAAGAAGTAGCAGACAAAGTGGTGGAAGATTACGGCAAAAATTACGTATCTAAAGACCAATTTAATGCGAAAAACGATAAACTCAAATCCGTGGAGGGGGAATTATCAAAGGTACGTGGTGAAATTGATAACCTTCAAAAAGCTAATGCTAACAACGATGAACTAAAGAAACAAATCGATGCATTGAAAACCGATTCAGACAAAAGAACCGCTGAATACGAGGCGAAAATCAAAAGCATGGAAATCGATAACATCGTTAATACGGCATTGAGTGGTGTCAAATCTAAGAACAATAAGGCTGTGCGTGCTTTGTTAGATCTAAACGATGCAAAAATTGAAAACGGCGAAATTAAAGGGCTCAAAGACCAACTTGATGCGGTCATGAAAGAGAACCCTTTTTTATTTGGCGAAAATACAAAACCGACAGGCACACCAGCTGGCAATGAGGGCGGTAAGCACGGCACACCTACGATTACATCAAAGGAATTTGCCAAGATGAACTATGCTGAACGCTCGAAACTTTACGATGAAAATCAAGAACTTTATAACCAATTATCAAAAGGAGAATAAAAATATGAGTAAACAAAAATTCACATTTGATTTGCAATGCTTTGCAACAGGCGTTACTACTTCTACTAACATGATTAAACCGCAAGTAATGGCTGACATGGTATCCGCCGCCTTGCCTAAAGCAATTAAATTTACACAAATTGCAAAATTCGATAACACTTTGGTAGGTCAACCAGGTGAAAGCGTAACAGTACCAGTATGGGGCTATATCGGTGATGCGGTAGACCTTACAGAAGGTACTGCAATGGATACAGAACAAATGACTGCATCTCACGATGATTACAAAATCAAAGAGGCTGGCAAAGGAGTTGAATTGACTGATAAAGCCATCCTTACAGGTTTGGGTGACCCAGTTGGTGCAGCCGCTCAACAATTATCCATGTCTATTGCATCTAAAGTTGATAACGATGTATTAGCTGCATTGAGTGGTGCTACACTTACTTCTACTTCTACAAGTGCAATCTCTTACAATGGCATTGTTGATGCGGTTGCTAAATTTAATGAAGAACAAGAAGGTGTGGTGAAATATTTATTTATTTCCCCAGAACAAGAGGCAACATTACGTAAAGACCCTAACTTTATCGACAAAAACAAATACGGCAACGATGTAATGGCTAGTGGTGTACTCGGCAAAATCGCTGGTTGTAACGTTGTTGTATCTCGCAAAATTGTAGAAAACGCTGGCAACTTTGACAACTATATCGTTCAAGTATCACCAGAAGCAGAAGATGGCATTCCAGCACTTCCAGCAGTAACAATTTTTATGAAACGTGACGCCGTAGTAGAAACTGATCGCGATATATTGAAACGTACAAACGTTATTACAGTTACTGAACATTATATTGCTGCATTAACTAATAAATCCAAAGTTGTAAAAGCAACATTCAAAAAATAGTAGGTGAAATTATGGGAATGTTATTAAGACGATACCACAAAGTATCGAATCCTAACGTAGATGAAAATACGAATACGGATGAAAATACGAATACAGGTGAAAATCCTAACGTAGATGAAAATACGAATGGTAAAGGATTGGTGAAGAATGCTGGAAAAAATTCTGAATCTAATTCTGAAAATAACGAATAAAAGCGTTGATACTGACACACCTATTCTTGAATACCTAATCAGTGCAGAAACTCAACGAGTACTCAATATTATTAATTGTGAAACGCTACCGACTGAACTCGAACATGTAATAGTGTATCGAGTAGTTGGAGCGTATTTACAGACTAATATTGTTGCGTTGGTTGGTGCTGAAAATCTCGATGTGCCTACACAAATTAAAATGGGGGATACTCAAGTTAATTTCAGTGGCAAAGGTGCAGAGGATAGATTGAAAGAAATGGCTCTAAAATTCGTGAATTATGGAGAGGGTGAATTGACATGCTTCCGACGGCTGAAATGGTAGAGAGATACACAAAGCAAATCGAAAAACTTTATGATTGCGAATGTACGATTGAAACCGAAATCGACCAAATGGACGAAGAAACAGGGATAATGGCAAAATCAACCAAAATTGACGGCCCATATCCTTGCAGATTGTCATATAAAACATCGAATATTGCCAATATGGCTGAAATTCCAAAATTTACACAGTATACGAGCCTTTTCTGTTCGCCTAGTGTAATCATACCAAAAGGCTCACGAATAGCCGTTACAGGTCGAAATACGAAACAATTTTTTCGCAGTGCCTCAATTTCCGCACGATATGACACCCATCAAGAGGTGCAGCTTGAAAATTTAGAGGTGCATTAACATGGGTGTTGATTTTGACCTAAAAGATTTTACTGATTTTAAAGATAGTTTAATAAAGTTAAGTCACTCAGGGAATATTCAAGCATTTAATAAAAAAGTGGTTGAAAACATGGCCAGTGTGTATGTGCGTGAGGCAAAGTTAAATACACCAGTTGGTAAAAGGTCGGTAAAATTCATGCAACATGGAAAGATACAGACTAAATACTTTGATAGCGAACATACACGCCAATCATGGAGTGTGGGTAAATATCAATTGAACAATCAAAGCGGTAAAGTTGAGGTGTTTAACACATCATCATATGCATCCTTCCTAAACGATGGACATAGGCAAGAGGTTGGGAGATTTCTTCCGTGGATAGGTCAATCTAAAGGCGGTGTCATGCAAGGTGGTAGATTAAAAAAACCTTGGGTAGATGGTGCGTATATGCATGAGAAAGCAGAAAAGGTAGTCAATAAGAACGCTAAACGTATTATGGAGATTACATTAAAGAAATGGATTAAAGATCATGGTGGATACTGATGTATTAACGGCTGTATCTAAGACTGTACATAAGGCCTTGAATGTGCCTATATACCTAGAATTCAAAGAAAACAATATGACATTCCCATGTGCTTATATCAAGGTTATTGAGCCGAGTATGAGCAGACATGTTGGAACGCTATATAATACCTCTTTGGATTTAGACATCATGTATTACGCCAATAATCTTGATGTGGTTACAGATACAAGAAAGTTATTAGGAATTCCTAGTGTGTTGTATCAGTTGCTTGAATTCGTACAAGTTGGGGAACGTACAATTATGGGAACTGGTATGAAGTATAAAGTGTCAGATGGTGTATTGCATTTCTTTGTAACGTATGAAAATATCTTGCGAAGTGTATCCAAACCAATTGAACGCATGAAACACATGGAATTAACAGAAAGGGTTAAAAATGGCAGAGATTGAAACAGTTGAAACGCCTGTAATGGCTGAACAACAATTTGATGCATATACAATCGTTGCATCTGATAAATATAGACGATATCGTGATTTGCTCACATGTCTATTGGATGAAGATGTGATGTATACGCATAGTGATATTGATAGAATTTTAAATCAGGCATTAAAAACGCCTGTGAAAGGTTAGTGAAATATGGCATTAGGTGGTGGCACATTCTTATTTCATAATAAAGTATTGCCAGGTACTTATATTAACTTCGTATCCAAAGACCGAGCATATGCGGAAGTATCCGATCGTGGCTTTGGTGCTATGATGCTTTCCTTTGATTGGGGCCCTAGCGGTGAAGTGTTCCGTGTAGATAACGATACTTTCCAAAAAGAATGTCAAAAGTACTTTGGTTATGATTATGGCCACGAAAAAATGAAAGGCTTGCGTGATTTGTTCCGTGGCTTGAAAACTGGCTATTTCTACCGCTTAAATTCTGATGGTGCACAAGCTACAAGCACAATCGGTAAAGCAAAATATAAGGGTGTTCGTGGTAACGATTTGGGTGTATCTGTACAAGCTGATCCAGATAATAGCGGTAAATTCATTGTGAATACATACCTTACTACTGGTGATGTTCGCAAAGTGGTAGATACACAAAAGAACTTAAAAGATGCAACTGAATTAAAAGACAATGATTACATTATCTTTACTAAAACAGGTGCATTGACTGCTAGTGCATATGCTGCATTGACTGGTGGTACAAATGGCAGTGCGGTAACTGTTCAAAATTATCAAGATGGTCTTGATATGCTCGAACCATACTACTTTAATACAATCGGTTATGCTGGTTCTGATGATACTGTTAAAAACTTGCTCATCGCATTTACAAAACGTTGCCGTGAACAAAGTGGTGCTAAATTCCAATTAGTTATTCATGGTAAACAAAAAGTAAATTATGAAGGTGTTATATCTATCCTTAACGATGTAACTGATGAAGGTGCTGAAAAAGGGTCTTTGGTATATTGGACATTAGGACAAGAGGCATCTTGTAATATCAACGCAACAGTAGGCAATATGATCTATGATGGCGAATTTACTGTAAATGTGAAATACAAACAGTATGAACTCGAACAAGCTATTAAAGATGGTATGTTCATGTTCCACAGTGTAACTGATGCGGTAGGTGGCAATATCCAAGGTGATGTACGTGTATTGGAAGATATCAACACATTCACAGAATTTAGCAAGGCTAAAAACCGAGATTTCTCATTCAATCAAGTCATTCGTGTACTTGATAATTGGGCGATTGATAGTGCTAGATTGTTTAATAAAACACACCTTGATAAATCCCCTAATGACCAAGCTGGCCGTGAATCCTTATGGGGTGATTTGGTATACCTTGCTGAACAATATCAAAAGGTACGTGCTATCCAAAACTTTGATGATAAGGACATCCCAGTACCAACACAAGGTGATAACAAAGAAGATGTATTGGTTAACGTACAATTACAACCAACAGTAGCTATGGAAAAATTGTACATGACTGTAGTAGTAGCGTAGGAGGTAACACATGGCAGATGAAATTTTAGATGCTTTAAAAACGATGGATGCAGGCGATGTAGTTTCTTCCAAATTGGCATCTTGCTATATCGTAACTGGCGGTAATAGATATTTGCTATTCCAAGCAAAAAAACTTACTGCAAAAATTAAGAAAAATAAAGAAAAAGTGGCTATTTTAGGCCGTATTGGTGCTGGTAATAAATCAACATCCGTTGAATATAACGGTAGTTTGACCATTTACCATAACACAGCTTTATTTGACAAAATGGTTGAAAAATACTTGAAAACAGGTGTTGATACATACTTTGACATGCAAGTAGTCAATCATGATCCAACTTCTAAAGCTGGTAGACGCTCTGTAATTCTTAAAGGTGTAAACCTTGATGAATTAACGGCAGCAGAATTTGATGCTGACGGCAAGTATATTGAACAAGAACATAATTTCACTTATGAAGGTGTTAAATATGTTGAACATTTTGATGAATTAGATGGGATGCAAGCCTAGTGCTTGCTCCCTTTTTTATATAGGAGATTTTTACAATGGCTGAAAATTTAAGTGCATTTTTAAAACAGAACGTTGAAGTAGTAAATGAAACTGAATATGTTGCATCTAAACGCATTAAAGGTGCTAATGGTGAGCCTATCGCATGGAAAATCAAGACATTAGCTACTGACGAAACTGAAAAAATGCGTAAAAAATTTACTAAACGAATTACAGACCGCATCACACGTCAAACAGAAGAACGATTCGACATGACTGCATATAATGAAGAATTAATTTCTAAAGCAATCACATACCCTAATTTGTATGATGCAGAATTACAAGATAGCTGGGGCGTAACTGAACCAGTTGAACTTGTAAAAGCAATGCTTACACCAGGTGAATATGCTGACCTTTTAGCTGCAGCAACTGAGGCACAAGGCTACGATGCTGGCATGAAAGACAAGGTAAAAGAAGTAAAAAACTCCTAGATTCCAATGAAACAGAAACGATGTTTGCATATTTGGCGTTTGTAAAATACCATATGCAACCTTCTGTTTTTGCGGAAATGAGTATAAACGAAAAAGCGGTAGTAATTGCTTTTATTCAACAACATGCAAAAGATGAACAAGCTGAGTTGGATAAAGCGAAGAGGGGGTAATGAATGGCTACACTTTCAAACTATATAAGCCTATCAACTAATATTCCTAATGCAATGAATGCAGCCGCAAATGCAACTACAAAAGCCTATCAAACCATGAATACGTTACATAACAAGATGAATGGCGTATCTAATGCTAGCGAAACATTAAAGGCCAGCCTAGGCGGTATCATGAATAGCTTTGCGGGTAACTTATTGGCAAATGCAGTCATGAACGGCGTGGGAATGATTAAAGGAGCCGTAAATTCCATTACTGATACCGCTACTGAATGGGCAAGTGTGCAAGCTAGATTGAAACTCGTGGCAGGTAGTCAAGAAAATGCTATTTACTTAAACAAACAGATATTTGAATCCGCTCAACGTGCTAGAGGTGGATACATGGAAATGGCTGATGCGGTTATTCAAGTATCGCAATCAGCACATGATGCATTCCCTGACCCTCGGCAAGCCGTAGAATTCATGGAAGGTATACAAAAGGTATTCGCTATTGGTGGTGCATCGAAAGAGGCACAAAAGAACGCCATGCTCCAATTAACGCAAGGTTTAGCAAGTGGGCAATTACAAGGTGATGAATTCCGTTCAATCGCAGAAAACGCACCTATGATTGAAAATATCATTGCTAAATCAATGGGCGTATCTCGTGGTGAACTTAAGAAATTAGCATCAGAGGGTAAAATCACAGCTGATGTAATTAAAAATGCAATCATGAACAATATGCCTGAGATTGAAAAGCAGTTTGAATCGTTGCCAAAAACTTGGGGCGATCATATGCAATCAATTAAAAATAAAGCAATTCAAGCGTTCGAACCTGTGTTTCAACGAATATCAGACCTTGCCAATAGTGAAGGTATACGTGAGTTAGTAGACAACGTAACAGGGGCCATTCAAATGGTAGCACCTGTATTCTATTGGCTGGTAGGTGTGGTTGGTGAAACGATTAACACCTCTATATGGGCTTTTAACACGTTATCAAATTTTATCAGACAACACTCATCTATCATGTATTTGGCCATGATTGTATTAGGTGGTGTGCTTGCCTATTATGCGGTACAGGCTGGTATTGCAGCGGTTAGAACTGTAATTGCTGCAGGTGCTATGGCTGTAAAAGCGGCGGCTGATTGGATAGAAACGGCAGCTATATTGGCTATGATAGTAGCACAAGAGGGATTAAATGCAGCATTGTATGCTTGCCCTTTGGTTTGGATAATCGGCTTAATTGTGGCGGTTATTGCGGTATTCTTCCTTGCAGTTGAGGTTATTAACTATTTCTGTGATACCAATATCAGCGTGCTTGGGATTGTAGTTGGTGCATTCTATGCGTTCGGTTCTGTTATTTATAACGTATTTGCCTTTGGTTGGAATATCATCGCAGCGTTTGTTAATTTCTTGGCTAATGTATTTAAAGACCCGTTAGCAGCAGTTGGTAATTTATTTGTAGATATTTGGAATGGTATTTGGAGCTTTATCAAAGCACGTATTAATGACATTATCGGTGCCATTAATAAAATACCTGGTGTAAAAATCGAAGAAGTTGGCGATTCAACTGGTATGCTGAAACGCTTTGAAGTGGCAGGTGGTGAAACCACTGTTATGAATAAGATGGAATATTCTAGTATTACTGGTGCAGCAATGAACGGCTACGATGTAGGTGCTAATTTAAGCCTAGAAAATTTAATGCCTAACATGAAAGGTGTTCAAACTCCTAAAGAGTTTGACCCTAGCAAACTTACGCCAGGTTCAGACCATGATGCAGCGAATAAGACCAAGAAAAATACAGGTAAAACGGCTAAGAACACAGGCAAAATCGCTAAATCGATTGACATGACAAACGAGGAAATCAAGGCCTTGCGTGAAAGTGCTATCGATAAATCGTTAAAGAAATGGCAAGATGCCAATGTTATCCATATTCAAATGAATAACGATGTGGAAATTAACAATGGTACTGATTTAGACGGATTCACTAGCCAAATTGCCAAAGGGTTAAAAGATGCGTTTACAATTCAAAGAGAGGGGATATAAATGTACTATTTCTATTTAGGAACTATGCAAATACCGATTCCCCCTAAGGAATTAACCACTACTATTAATGGTAAGAATGAAACTATTGATTTATTAGGCAAAGGGGAAGTAAATATCATCAAGCCAGCTGGCCTTACTGATATTGCATTTAAATTTCTCTTGCCTAACTCAGATTATCCTTTCAATGAATCAATGTTGTTTAAGTCTAAGAAGGCTAAATATTACATTGATGAACTTGAAAAGCTAAAAACCACTAAAACAAGATTTCAATTCATCGTAGTTAGAATGAAACCAGGCGGACAGATGCTAGCAATGACTAATACGAAATGTACGCTTGAAAATTACAGTATCGAGGAAGATGCGGATAATGGATTTGATTCATACGCCAATATATCATTGAAACAATGGAGAGATTGGGGAGCGAAACGTATTGAAGTAAAAACCGATAAAGATGGCACGGCTAAAGGTAGCGTAAAACATGATAGACCAACGGATAATAAGGCGGTAGCATCTACTGCTAAGGTATCACGAGGTCAAACGCTGCAGCAGATTGTTAAAAAGCAATTGGGGAATACAGAAAACCTATTCCAAATTGCTGCACTTAACAAAATCGCTGTGCCTGCTATCTTGGGAGTTGGCCAAGTAGTCCAGCTTAAACGTGAGGGTAATAACGAATGGCTGTAGAAGAAAAGAAAACTGTTGAAAAATCTCAAATCAATGGCGTTATCACTCCTATTCCTATGCCAATGCAATTGCACTATGAATTAACTATCAGGAATAAAAGTACTGGTGATTTGTGGCTAGTAGAACCGCAAGATGATGTTCAGATTACTAGGGCCGTTGATTGCGTTCCAAGTAAGATGACATTTAAAGTGCCTAAAGACCCTAATCTAAACTTTGAAGAGGGTGATACAGTTAAATTCACTTTAAATGGTTGTGCAGTATTCTTCGGATACGTATTTGAAAAGCAACGTGATGGCAAAAATACGATATCAGTTACTTGCTATGATCAATTACGTTACTTAAAAAATAAAGATTGCTATGTCATCGGTTCAATGACGGCTACTGAGTTTATCAAAATGGTAGCCGAGGACTTTGGATTGAAATGTGGTTACATGGACGATACAGTGTGGAAAACACCTGAAAAGCCTCAGACTATATTCAAAGATAAGTCATTACAAGAAATGATATGCCAGTTGCTTGATAAAACGGCAATATACACACCTAACCATGCATTCTATCATCTGTATGATGATGCTGGTGAATTACGATTAGCATCGTTTGAAACCATGAAAACAGACATATACATCGATGATGAGTGCATGGAAGATGTGCAATATACCACTTCCATCGATAAGGATACATACAACTATGTAAAAATCGTGCGTACTGTTCCAAATGGTGCATCAAGCAAGTTAGAGAATACATTTATAGCCAAAGACGATAAAAACATCGAAAAATGGGGCAGATTGCAATATCTACTTATCCCTAAAGAAAAAGACATTAACGCAGTAGCACAAGCCAAGGCAATTATGGCCCATAAAAACAAAAAGAGCCGTGAAATCAAGTTAAAAAATGTCATTGGCGATGTGCGTGTGCGTGGTGGTTCGTTGGTGTATATCAATCGAAACTTTGGAGATATGATTGTTAATAATTACATGATGGTAACATCAGTTACGCATACATTTAAAACAGGATTTCACGGAATGGATTTAGATTTGCGATACGTTGAAAATGATGCAACATATGAAGTAGCAAAAGATGAAGATGCTGAGGCGGTTAAGAAGATAGAGGCTAGTAAGAAAACACGTTCAAGTGGCGGTGTTACTACTGGTGCTGGCGGTACTGCTGGACAAGTTGATACTGCATTTAGTGCTAATAGTGGCCGTGTATCTCAATATGGTAGTGTTGGGTGTGCTGATACAGTGTGTGCAACTGGTTCATGGTACAATTCTGATTTAAAAGCAGAATATGACAAAGGCACTGCATCGGTTCCTACACTTCGACAAAATCTTGAGGCTAAAGGATATGTTACAGAACAATTCAACGGATATGCTAATAAAGGCGATTTGTTGATTTATGGTGATGATGATCATGTGGTAATTGCTGATGGTGCTGGTGGTTGCTTTGGTAATTCCTCAAGCCGTGGCTATGCTATGAAATACGGCAACGCAAATTATGCATGGCATAATGACGAGGCACCGACTAAGATTATTAGAATGGGGGCGTCATAATGGATAGTGAATACATGAAAATGGTTAATACCATAAAGGAAATAGCTAGTACAGTTATCGAAAATGGCGAACCAATGGAAGTAATTGTCGGTGAGGTGGTAGGTGTATCCCCTCTTGCCATTAAAATAGACCCTAATCTAACTATTCCTGAAGAAAATATCATTCTTACTAAGAATACCTGTGAATGGACTGTTGAAATGAGTGTAGACCATGTAACAGAAAATAGAGCAGGTGGTGGCGGTATGGCAGAATATGCAAGCCATAACCACGATTACACAGGACGGAAGAAATTCCTAGTACATAATCAATTAGTAATGGGCGATAAGGTCATTATGTTAAAGGAAACTGGCGGACAACGCTATATAGCGTTAGACCGTTGGTATAACCCAAATAGGGGGTGTACAACTAAGTAATGGCGGATAATTTACTTTTACCAAAACAAACGAATGATACCTTAATTCCTGATACTGTAAATTATATTGAACCATCGCATACATATGATGTTGATTTTAGAACCGATAGCCAAATTAGAGGCTATGCGGATAAGTTGCGTGCTATGGAGCAAGCAATATATAAAATCATTAATACAGAGCGGTATCAGTATATTATTTACAGTTGGAATTATGGTATCGAATTACAAGACTTATTCGGACAGCCTATTCCATATGTGTATGCTGAATTGCAACGGCGTATAGAAGAGGCTTTGCTGAATGACGATAGAATAACCAAGGTATACAATTTTGAGTTTAGTAATAATGGTGGTGATGTTATGACTGAATTTGATGTTGATACTATATATGGTACATTACAAGGAATTAAGAAAGGGGTGAGCGGTATTGTATGAGCATATGACGGCTGACAGGATAGAAAAGCGAATGCTTGATAGAGTGAAAGACGAATTTGACCGCCGTGAGGGTAGTGTAATCTATGATGCTACTGCTCCAGCTAGTATAGAATTTGCAGAACTCTATATCTTAGCCGATGTTATCTTGAAACAAGCGTTTGCAAGGACTGCTGATAGAGAATTCTTAATTCTACGTGCAGCTGAATTCAATATCTACCCTGAGCCCGCTACACAAGGGGAATTTGAGGCACAGTTTAATATGGCGGTTCCTATTGGTTCTAGGTTTAATTACAACGAATACAATTTCATTGTAACGGAAGTATTGAATGCCGATGAGCATAAATACAAAATGCGTTGCGAACAATTTGGCCGTTCTCCTAATTTTGTAACAGGTGATATCACACCAATTCAAGGTATTAACGGCTTAACTACCGCTAAAATCTTGAAGAATATCACACCAGGCGAAGATGAAGAAGAAACAGAAGTATTCCGTCAACGTTACTTTGAGGCTTTGAAGTCTAAAGCCTATGGCGGTAATGGTGCAGATTACAAAGAAAAGGCATTAGCCATTCCTGGTGTTGGTGGTGTTAAGGTATATCGATGTTGGAATGGTGGCGGTACTGTTAAATTGGTAGTGCTAAATAGTGATTATGGCCCAGCAGATGATGAACTCATCAAAGAGGTTGAGAATGTTATAGATCCGATGCCTAAAGGTAAAGGCTACGGACTAGCACCTATCGGACATACTGTAACAGTAGTTAAGGCTGAACCTATTCCAATTAATTACACAATCGAAGTAACAATGACACAAGGCCATCAAGTAGCAGAAATTAAGAACGCTATTGAAACTGCTATAAAAGAACGATTGATTAATCGTTGTAAAGAATGGGCCAAACAAGATGAAAAGCAATTCATCACAGTGCGTTCTAGCATCGTAACCGCATTAACAGTTGAGCTATCTAACGTGCTAGACGTTGGACATATTCAGATTAATGGACAGGATATACCAAAACTAGAACTAAAGGATAATCAAATTCCTGTAATGGGTACGATTAATTTGGTGGCTGTATGATTACAGACTTTGGAATATTTAAGCGTGATATTGATATATCACAATTTGCCGTTCCATTAACTCGTGATTCTTGTGATATACAAGAAGTGTATCGTGTAGAAAACACAGAATTAAATATACTATGGGAATTAATGCTTGGAATATTCAAGGAAGAATATATCTATACTGCATCTGACTATGGACTAGATGCATGGGAGAAAATACTTGATATTACACCTATTAATTTAAAAGACACACAAGGACGTAGAAACGAGATACTTTCAGTATTAATCGGTCAACGTCCTTTTACTATGCCCAAAGTACAGGAAGTGCTTGATTTTAAGTATGGTAAAGGCGTAGTAACCCATAGTGTGAACGGCGATGCATACGAATATTGGCTAGATTTTAAACCGGGCAATGAATACCTACTATTTAATGTTTGGGAATACGTTGAGCCAATCATTCCTAAAAACTTACTTATTAAATTTAAAAGTACAACAAGACTATCACAATCTGTATATGTCGGCGGTGTGGTTGATGTTAAAGAAATCATCAGAATTGATGCAAAAGTTGATATTGACGAATTAAGCACATCGAACAATACATATATCGGTGGTGTTGTTGATACAAAAGAAATTATTAGAATTTAGGGGGTAACATGGCGAAATATCCTAGTATTTCTCAAACTAAAAATGGCCGTATCTTGATTGCGAAATCAAATGCGACTGGTAAAGCGTTGGTACCTATCAAGGTAGTAACTGGTGATGGACAATTAACCAATCAAAATATAGAAACAATGGAAAATGTGATTAATCCATTGTTGGAATTGCCTTTTGCATCTCCAGGGCGATTTGTTAAAGAAGGTCAATTCCAATTAGATTTTGCATTAAGTAATGAACACTTGGAACATGGCTTTTATGCTCGTGAAATTGGTGTGTTCGCAAAATTAGATGGTGAAGATGATAGTACGGCGGTTATGATCGCATACACTAATGGTGGTAACTTTGTAGATTATATTCCAGCAAAAGATACGCCTATCAATTCCAAAGTATTTGAAGTAACAATCGCAGTTGATAATGCAGCAAGTGTGGTAGTACAACGTAGTGATGCAGCGTATATTACAGCTGGCGAAATAGAACGTCATAACACAGACGAGCATGCACATGGCGGACTTTTAGAAAAAGTAAAAACTGAATTATCCACTCATAACACAGATATTTCCTCCCATCCGCATATTACGGCAATGATTGCCAAAATCCTTGGGTCGTCTAACTGGCAAGAAAATCCAGTTGCTACATTGAAAGATATAAAAAATCTTATTGGAATGGGCGGTATTGTAGCACAAAGGCTTGAAGAGAATGGGTTTGTGAAGTTCGCCAATGGATTCACTATCCAATGGGGAGTAAGTGGTGAGGATGGGCAATATCATAATTGGATACTTCCTTATTCTATCTGCTTTTTCGCTAAGGCTGAATACAAAAATCCACGTGAAGCAGATTGGAATTTAATCACCGAATATGACCAATTAAAATTCAAAGTATGGTTCACAAATGACACTGTGTTTAAGTACCCCAATATCAAATGTAGCGTATTTTCGTTTGGTGTTTCTGCTTAATGCCCAATAGCTAAATATACAACACCATCAACAGTAGCAGGAGCGTGGCTAGCATCAGCAATAAGAGTAAATCCTGTTGTACTTTTATTGCTATGATAGAACACCTCATCACCTCCTACCGATGTTTTGTGTTTTATAGATGGCCAAACGCCTGAACACTCATCAACACAAGCTTTAAATGACGTAAGCGTTTTATCAACTCTACTAATAGCAGTACTTCTATCTAAATTACTATCGTATGTAGGATTTCCTAAATATTCTGGAACTACCACAGGAATGTATTTAGAACTATATGGTAATAATAAGCTAATAGCGAATTGACGATATGTTGATAGATTATCTGTTTTATATCCCCATTGGGTCTAAGGTAATAACTCAATGGCCTTACGTAACTCTCGCAACTCCTTATGGGTATAGACTTTAGTTGTAATATTCCCATGCTTATGACCGAGAATGGCACGAGTAGCAGTAGGTGATGCACCGTATTTATCTAATAGGGTAGCTACTGTATGACGGCAATCATGTGTTGAATGGGAACATTTGATAGCCGTCATTACTGATTTAAATTGCTTACTAAATTGAGCATAAGAAATAGGGAGTATCCTATCTGATGAGCTGTGATACAAAGTTGTAACTATTGGTAGTATTCGCCTGTGAATAGGTATTAAACGATTACGGCCAGCATCAGTTTTAGATTGACGTACTATAAGGCATTTAGTGCGGAGGTTAATATCGTTTTTACGTAACGATAGCAATTCACCGCATCGCATTCCGCTATATAGGAGTATTAAAACTCCGTAAGTAGCGGTAGTATTAAGGCTCCATAATCGATTAATCTGTTGGCGAGTGAATGGCTTGTGAGGATATACGCTAACATCATGGCCAAGATTAAGAAAAGAGGTGTAATCCTTAATATCAATGTCATTAACAATTGCATACTTAGACAGTAATGAGAGTAACGTGCGTACCTTCTTAGCAGATGCATAAGAAAGGCCGTTATTTCTCATGATATCAATAACGCATTGCATATCAGAGTATTTGATTAAGTTAATAGGAATATTAGCAATTGATTGAATATGATCATAGGCAATGCGATATGATTCAATGGCTGATTTACTCACAATTCCAATGCGAGTAGGCAGCCATTTTTCATAGATACTTTTAAACGTTTCAACACATGCACTTTTGCGGTGCATGCGAAGATACGCATTTCTTGGGTAGTGCTTAATAGTACTATTCATATGTTCCTCCTTATTAATAATGAAAGGATAAAAGAAATGAATAATTATATCCACGTACTTGATGCGGAAGGTCGACGTATTACATCAATCGTCGATAGTATGTTAGTACCTATCGGTAAAGATGCTCTGCTTAAGCAAGCTAAAGAACAATATCCGGATGCAGCTCAATATATATATGGCGGGGATGACATGCTAGATGCCTTTCTCGATGGAAAAATTTATAAGGATGGTGTATTCGAAGACGCGCCAGTAGTTGAATACACTCCAACAAAAGAGGAAAAAATCAATGCTATCAAGGCGGAATACGAACCACGATTTAAGACACTCGAAGAGGCTCAACGCCGATTGCTATTAATGGGGAAACCTACTAACGCAATTAGTGCACAATATATCAAGTTGAATAGCGAAATGGTAGCACGAATCAAGGGGGTGCAATAATATGCCTAAATATATCGGTGATAGTAAAGTTCCTGTAATGGAATTCTGTGAGTACTGTTGGGAAGTACTTAATGACGATGGAACGTGTCCGACTGTAGGATGTGTGCACAATGATTTAATGGCTTTAGATGAAATCGAAGCACAAACGGAAGGAGATTAAATGTGGACATGGCAATTTGAGCTGAACGATATCCTAACCACGTTAACTATTGTCAGTATAGTTGCAGGTATAGGGTATAAGGTGCTAGTTATTCCGTTGCTCGAAAAGTTGGATTTGCAACGAATGCAAGACACTTTAATGTTTCAGGAAAAAATGGGCGTGCTCACTGATACGCTAAAAGATTTAAAGGACGAAATTAAATTGTCTCGTGAGCAACGAACCAAAGCATATACCGAGCATGTTAAATTGACATCAAGAGTCGATGGTATCGAAGCTCGTGTTGATGATATTAAGGAGGAATTGCATGAACATACCACCAAATCTCATCAATACAATTAAAAAAGCATACAAATCTGTAAGGGTGGCTAATTTCCACCCTACAGGGGTTCTTGCTACAAGGGTACTAGTACTAACAATGCTAGTACCTATTTTATTGGTAGTGGTTGAGTACATTATGGTATTCATTCAAGGGCACGTATCTGATGATATGAATAAATTGATTAATGTAGGGATTAACATTATAGATCATATATTCATCCCATCGGTATTAACCGCATTAGTTGGTTTCCTTGCCTTATGGATTGATAAAGATGGAAATGGTATCCCAGATAAATTGGAAGAGCCACCTAAATTACCGCCATTATCAAACATGACTGAAAGGAGTGATAAGAATGAAAAAAGGGTTTGATATTTCAGCATGGCAAGAGGATGAAAACGGAGCACCTTATTATGATGAGTGCCGTATGCAACAAGCCAAAGAAGAAGGCAATGAATTTGTAATCATTAAATTAGGCGAAAACTACAACGTTGATGAATTCTTTGAACAACATATAACTGCAGCATTAAATGCAGGTCTTGAAGTTGGTGTATATTATTTTAGCCATGCTTACGATGAGGCAACAGCAGTACAAGAGGCAGAATGGGTAATTAATACGCTCAATAGTTATGGATATACTGATTACCATTTGCAAGCTGGTATTTGGTATGACTACGAAGAACACCGACAATTACGTAATATGATTAATGCTGGTGCTTTAACTAGCCAAGGAATGACGAATTGTATTAGTCGGTTTGTAAATACATTATGGAGCGCAGGCTTTCAAAATGTAGGTGTGTATAGTGGATACTCCTTGTTGTGGGATGAAACATATGCATATAGTCAAATGCCAAGCGTTCCTGTATGGTGTGCACAATATGATTCACAATGTGATTATCCGAATATCAGAATATGGCAATATAGCGATTGCGGAATGGTAGCTGACAAAGAAGTTGATGTCAACTACATGTATGACTAGGGGGAAGTATGAATGACAAAATCAAAAGCTTTATTCACGCTCATTACATCTCTGTTCCTATTTGTATTGTCCTTTGTATCATTGCCTGTATATGGTTCTACGCCGACAGAGCAAGTAATATTGACACGACAGGAATACAACGAGCTAATGATGAAGTTCGAAACGCTCAACAATACAATCAACGAGCAATTGAAGATAATAGACGAGTTAGAACAGCAATTGAACGTAGCACAGATGTCAACGAGCGAATCGAAACAAGAATTAATAGAATCGATGAACTTAATCAAAGAACAGAGGGAGCAATTACTAATAGCCAAGAATACATTAGAGCAGCAAGAGAAAACGCTATCAATGCAAAACGAATCGTTGGCGAAGGTGAACGCATACTTAGAAATGCAGATGAGAGAACTCAAAAGAATCAAGATGCAACAAAGGAACAGTAAAATACTAAACATATTATTAGGTGGAACAGTTGTTTATTTAGTTGCAAAAAATTGAGGTGATCCATATATCTCCATAGCGTGTAATGGTGGATGCACGCAACTATCAACTATAAGTTGCTAGTTGAGTAGTAAAGCAATTATTTATAACTGAACAGCATAATAAATAGCCTATCAGCTTAGAATAACATCTAGGTTGATAGGCCTTTTTGTTTATAAATGATATAATATAGGTAACTAATATTTTAAAAATCTTAGGGGGAGCATATGGATACTATATTAAATGACTACATTCAAGACTATTTACATTCAGACAAATTCATAGAAATGTTAGAGTATTTTGTGGCAAAATATAGTGAAAATGCAGATATTAGCAAAAAAATGGAATATGTGGAAGTGCAGAATTTTTGGATTGTGCCAAGGATAAATTATTAACGATTTTAGATAAAATAAAAACTGGTGAAATATTGGATAAATCAGATGCAGAAACTATATTAAATAACATACATTTACCAATTCCGATAAAGAAATAACATAACAGCCTACTAGCTTAGATAAAAATCTTTGTTAGTAGGCCTTATTTTTTTAGAATGGTATAATTAAACGTAGCGGATAATATGAATTTGCGATATAAAAGTGGTTCGTACAGCGTGTTGTATGCACCACCAAAATAAACCCGCACGGTTGTGCGGGTTTTTCTTTTGAAATAAAGTCTTTATAAATTTATTCTGATAAATATTGCATAGACAATAAATTAG